CTCGACCGACCACCCGTCGCAACCGCACGGCTCAAGGCCGAGGATGAGGCCCATGTAGACCAGAACAGCGCCGTAACCGTCTTCCGTTCGCGCCGTTCCGATTGAATCCGCAAATGCACCTGATGAGAGACTCATGACTTCTCCATCTGTGAAACGAGTTCCTGAATCGGTCTCAATTTCTTCAAGCAGTGGGTGGGGATGCCCTTCTTGTGGTAGATGGCCGGTTCCATTGCTCTGACGGTTTTCGCCCATTCCCACCCGGTCAGTGACACCGTATTCTTGTCCCGATGCCACGCAAGAACGTAGATGTCGGCCCGGATGTGGTTGACAAACAACCACTCGCCGCGACTGCTGGTTTTGACATCCACCGTGAAACTGCCGTGCTTTGTCTTGAGGGTGAAATCAACTCCGTTGTCGCCGAAGGGGCGTTCAGAGGTGTCGATGGGTAATCCGGTCAACCGGGAAAAGGCGTATTCACCGACCAGGCCCATGTAATGGGTGTTGATCGCTCTTGCGACATCTGTGAGTTGCCTGGAACTGTTCCGGTTCTTTTTGTCTTCATGCCGCCTTGTGGCCTCTTTCAGTATCCACTCATGGTCATCATCGATGTTGAAGACGGGGCGATCAAGGTGACTATTGTCGTTCTTTTTCAGGAACTGCTGGAAGTCCTTTTCCGCTACGTCATCCCAGAGCGTGTTCATTCGCCAATTGTCTCATGTTGCATCGGTTGCGTCAAGGTGCAATTCATTGACACATCTGTAGTTTTGTCGATATTCTGCTAACGGACGCTGCTTACCCCGCAAAGCGGAGTAGGCTGAAAAATGAATCCGTCTGTCGAGTTATCACTTGACGAGCGGCAAATACTGCGCGATGCCATTGACCACCATGTCATGCTGCGTCGGGCCGACAAGATGCTTGGGTCGCTTGAGGATTTCGTTAAAGCGGCCTGGGAGATTGTTGAACCCGGCACCGACCTGGTGTGGAACTGGCATATCTCCCTCATTTGCGATGAACTTGAGGCGGTGACGCGCGGTGAATGCACCGAACTTGTTATCTGCATCCCTCCCGGCTGCATGAAGAGTCTGTTGGTTTCGGTCTTCTGGCCGACATGGGAGTGGTTGCAGCGCCCCCACCTCCGCGCCCTGTACCTTTCCAACGATGACGATCTGGTCAAGCGTGACTCGCGTCGGCGTAAAGAGATCGTTCAGGATGAGTGCTATCAGATCGCCGTGGAGATGAAGAACCGCGAAGACGCCTCGATCCCGATGTGGGGACTGTCAGCAGACCAGAGAGAGAAGCACTACTACGAAAACACGAAGCGCGGCTTTCACCAGTGCATGTCCATGGGCGCGAGCGTCACGGGCAAGCGCGGTGATGCTCAGGTCATTGACGACCCGCTTGACGCCAAAAAGGCGGTTGTGGGTTCAAGTGAGCAGATTCAGATTCGCATGGAAGAGTGTCTGCACGTCTATGACCACGTTCTTGCTTCTCGTATGAACGACATGGCCAGTAACCCGCGCGTGTTGATCATGCAGCGGATTCACCACAATGACCTTGCCGGTCATCTGATCCGTCGCAATGTACGTCACGTCGTTCTGCCCATGGAGTTCGACCCTGATCATCCTGACAAGCATCCGAACGACCCCCGCACGGAAAAGGGTGAGTTACTTTTTCCGGCCAAGTTCCCCCAGGCGGTGATCGACAAGATCAAGGCCACGCCCGAGAGCGCTATGCACTACATGGCGCAGTACCAGCAGACACCTCTTGAAGCATCCGGTGGTTTGTTCAAGCGTCAGTGGTTCCGCTACTACAAGGACTCAGGCGATTACTACGAATGCCATTACCCGGGTAATAAGGTGCGACGGGTTCTCAAGGCCGATTGCTGGCGATTTATTACCTGTGACCTTGCTTTGAGCGAGAAGGAGATGGCGAGTCACACGGTGATTCAGGTCTGGGACGGCGAGCGCGCGAAGATGCCGGGTTTCGAGCAAAGCACGACTCTTTTCCTTGTCGATCAGTGGCGTGAGCAGGTTGAAGCGCCGACGGTCGAGGCCGCGATGCTGGCGATGTGGACACGGTTTGATCCGGTCTGGTTCTGCATTGAAGACAAGCACTACGGTTCTGCGGTGATTCAGCGATTCCAGCGTGACGGCCTGAACGTCAAGAAGCTGAAAGCGGATCGCGACAAGGTGACTCGATCAAGGATCGCCCAGGTCTGGTTTGAGGCCGAGAAGGTCTGGTTACCCCAGGCCGCACCGTGGCTCGGCGAATACGAAAACGAACTCCTCCAGTTCCCTCAAGGCACCTGGGACGACCAGGTTGACGCGACCAGTTACGCGGTGGGTATCGGTAACGACCGCGATCTTTGGCGTGGCAGCCAGCAGACGAAATGGAAGAAGGGCAGTCTGGAAGAAAGACTCGGCTACAACGAACTTCTCAATCCCCAACCCAAAGCGACACGCATCACGTTTAGCGTGGACGCAATCAAGGAAAGGACAACTCGATGACGGCGCACGAAGAAGAACAGACAACCCTGGAAGTACCGGAAGAAACACCGCTGGTTCTCAAGAAGAAGTCAGCAAAGAAGAAATCGAAGAAGAAAGCGAAAAAGCAGGAAGAGACGATCACTGTATCGCTGTCCGATCTTGACGCGATCATCCAGAAGCGCGTTGACGACGCGATGTCGGCCAACAACAGTCTCCAACTCCCGGCCCCCGATACCTCCACGCTCAAACCGGGCATGACTGTTCCACCTGGAACGATGCCTCCCTCCGACTGGCAGATCATTGCTCTCGACAACGGCACGATGCAGTTGTGGCCGCTCCCGCCCGAGGGATTTGATCCCGAAAAGCGGCGCAAGGTACTCGATCAGGTCGATCAGGCTTACACGGCCGCGCTCCCCACGAAGGAGATGATGGCCGCTGGCCAGGCGTACATGCCCGACAGGCTTTACGTCAGCCGCGCCTGGCGTGATCTGTTCCCCAACGTGAGGTCATGGGGCGACGAATGCGACATCCTTGTTGACGAAGAACGATTCTCCAAACGCAATCTTGAAGGGGTGAGATTCGAGTTTCACGTTCCTACGGTTGCAGAAACGCCATCAATGGTGACCTGAAATGATCAACACAGACGCGGAAAAACTGTATGACGAGATTCAGGCCGGTAACGAACTAAGGGCGAAGCACCTGGAGTTTGCGGACGAAATACGCCTGCAATACCAGACACGCTTCTTTCGATCTGACCAGCAGCCCAAGGTTCCCACCGTCCAGAATCACGCCTATGAGGTGTTGAGTATCCTTCTGCCCGCGCTCATGTACGACAACCCGCAATGCGAGTTGAGTACGACTTCGGGCGGGATACTTGCGGCCGATCAGAGCATGAACTACCAGACGTTCGTGGACATGCTCCAGGAAGGCAACAATCGATGGGCGGTGAACTCGGACATGTACGATCCGATGTTCGATGCTGCGATCAACTTCTTTTTCTCATGGGCGGTCATGCTGACCGTGACCGGTGATCAACCGGGATACAACGGCCGGGAACTGATACCGCGACAACCTTACTTGATGTCGCTTGAGCCTCATCACATGGCCATGGATGCCTGCGCCAAGCACTGGAACCCCCAGCGCCTCAATGGCCCAAGACTCCAGTGGCATCTCTGGAAAGCGGACAAGGAAGACCTGATCGGTGACCCGGATTACGATGAGGATGAAATAGCCAATCTGATCCTTGACGACGATCTGGACACTTACGACCCCATCCGTAAAGACGCCAAGCTGGACATCCCCGACCGGGACGAGATTCTGGCCTATGACGTATGGATTCCAGAGATCGACATCAGGTACGAAGACGAGTACGACGGTGATGTTGAAGTCGATGACCCTGCCGTCAACGGCACGATCTACACCATTGGATTCAGCAGCCGTGCAGAAGGCACCTCCAAACGCGCCCGCATGATTCGCAAGCCCCGACCGGCCTATTGCGGCCCGTGGGGACCGTATACGGTCATGGGATTCCTTCGCGTCCCCGGTTCCCCTTACCCGTTCTCACCTCTTGTGGCGACATGGGAGCAGGCCGACGCACTGAACATGCACAAGGTGAAAGCGGCCAACGACGCGGCGAATTTCAAGCGCATTGGTGTTGGTAGCACGAAGAACGCTGCCGACGCGCAGAAGATCAACCAGACCGCCCACGGTCATACAACGCTGGTTGACTCCGACGACATCAGGAAGTCCTTCATGGAACTGACGATAGGTGGTGTTGATCCTCACCAGAATGACACCATCGACCGTGGCGAAGCGCATCTGAACAGAACGTCAGGGATGACCGACGCACTTCGCGGCGAGGTACAGGGAACAGGCACGGCCACCGAGAACGCCATTGCCAATGCCGGTACGAACGTCAGGAAGGACGGCATCCGTCGTCGCTTCCGTCATGGGGTGACTCAGGTCTGGAAAGCGGTCACATGGTTTAACTTCCACGGCGAAGACATTCACTTCAATCTTGGTGACGAGGCCGGTAAGCGTTTCGGCCTGTCCGAGTTCTGGGGTGGCACCATCGGCCGCGACTTCCCGTTTTTCGAGATGGCGATCAAGGTTGATCCGACAAGCTACGAGCATTCGGATAATCTGATCAAGCAGAGGAATCTCCAGGTCGCGCTCCAACAACTGTTTGCCGCACCGCAGGCCATGATCTCCGCACCATTCATCAAGTATCAGGAACCGCTCAAGCGTCTGTTTGAGACTCTTGACATCACCCATGCTGATGACTGGATTGACGATCAGATGCTGGCCGAGATGCAGGGCGAACAGCGCGAGGACGATCAGTACGAAAAAGCAATCCGTCAGGTTGGCGGTATCCTTGGCGTTGCCGAGGGGGCAGCAAGCCAGGGTATGCCTCAGAAGTCGAACGGCAAGCCCTCGATGCCAAAGCCCAAAGGCAGCAGTGGTTCCTACAACCTTGATGGTGTGGAACTGGGCCATTCCATGGGATCGTTAAGCGGAAGACAGGGGAATTTGTTCTGATGTGGATGATCTGGCGAAAAAGCGGTGACAGCGTGAAGATCGGCGACACGGTCGTTCGTGTTATTTCGATTGACAATGGCAAGTGCCGATTGGGTGTTGAAGCACCGCGTGATGTTTCACTCTCTCCTTTGGATCGTCATGAAGAGGTGGAGAAACAAGCGGATCGAGCAGGATTCAAATGATTGACCCATATTGCATTCTGGTTGTCGAAGACTCTGAGTCGGACTTTGTCATCATCAGCCGCCTCCTGGCGAAAGTGTGGCCTAAATGCAAGGTGACTCGCGTCGAGAACCCTGTCGAAATGAACAAGTTCATCGGCACGGAATCCGTCGATTGCATCCTGCTTGACCTGCACACACCCGGACACGATGCCCACGACACCATCAAGTCCCTGGACAGTCTGCCGATGCTGATGCCGGTCATCGCGGTGACTGGCATAGGCGTCCCTCCGAACACCGATATCCCGGTCGTCGTGAAGGGTGGGGACATGGCCACGATGCTGCCGGAGATGATCCGCGTTCAGATGCTGGCAAAGGCACCGATCAACCGCGAACTGGTTCGTCAAATTTATTCATCCCTGAAGCGAACAAATGAGGTTTGCGGACATGATGATGACAACCCTGGCGGTTGACGTAGCTGACCTCGCCACGAATGCGGGATCGATGGTCGCCGGTCTTACGGCGTCGATTTGGGTCATGCACAAGTTTGTTGTGCAGCCTGCGTTGCAGCGTATAGAAAGCGAGGTCGGCGTGATCAAAGACACCGTTCAACAGATTCAGCAGACTTCCGAGTCAACGATCAAGGAAATCAAGTCCACCTCACAGGCGCTGGCCGGATCGGTTCAGGCGCTGGCCGGGGCGGTGACGAAACTTGCGGATCAAACCGCAGCGAACGCAGCGAACATGACGCGGAACAGCGACCGGCAATGTCTTGTCATGGAGAAGACCGAAAAGGCCGTCGAGGGTCTGCGCAGTTACCAGGAGGAGTGGCGTCTCGAGCAGGCCAAGGAAGCAGCAGCGGCAAAAGCAAGGCAAGATTAAATGATTGCACTTTATCGCGGTATCTCAACCATATCGAAGATCATCCGATGGCGAACCCGTTCGGTGTATTCTCATGCCGCCTGGTTGTGTGATGACGGCTCTGTGATTGAAGCGTGGACGAATGGGGTGAGAAAGACAAAGAACCTGTCAGCGGATCACACGCCTGGCACGATTGTGGACATCTTTTCTATTGACGGGATCACCCCCGAGCAGATTGGCGAGATCGAGGGGTTCCTTGGCAAGCATCTGGGAATGCCCTACGACTACAGGAGCGTGTGGCGCTTCATGTCCCTTAGTCCCGCGACCATCAATGGTAAGTGGTTTTGCTCAGAGTTGATCGACGCGGCCTGCACTCAGGCTGGCGCTCACCTGACGCGAAGGATCGAGTCGCATCTGGTCAGCCCACGCGACATTGGCATTTCACCGGTATTGCTTGCTGAACGTCAGCACCGCACCTATGCGGGTGAGTGATAGCGCCTGAACCTTGGCTGACTCCAGTCCCGCCTTTTCAATTCCTTCGCCACGGTGTTCCAGACTTCCATGATGTTGTCGAGTTCTTCGTTGTCTTCTTCGGCAAAGGCCGCTTCAAGTCGCAGCGGTAGTCCCGTGGTCATGATCCTCAGAAGACCCTCCGTGGGCGTTGACCGGATTTGCTGCGCATTCGGCACGGGTTGTATGATATCCACATGTCAAAAGTCTCCAATCCTATCGGTAAGTTATCCGAGTGCCTGTTTGAGCAATTGTGCATTATGCAGGGGTGGCCGTTCGCTTTGGTTGGTGACAAGGGTGAGACTATTGACTTCCTCTACAAACCCGAGGAAGTTTGGTTATCTGTTCAGGTGAAAACCGCGCAGTCAAAAAAGGGGCCGGGCCACGGTTCTGTCGGTATCTCAAGCAGCAATCGTCTCAAAAAGAACGGATACACTCTTTACAACGTAGATGACATCGATGCGGTGGCCATGGTCATGATTCCATTGAGAACCATCTGGGTTGTGCCTGTGGGACTTTTGGGAAGGGACAAGCGTGACTTTCGGAAAATCAAAGGGTCAGCAAACGTCTTTAACCCGATCTATACAAGGCACCAGTTTGATTTGACCAGCATGGCCATGAAGGTCGTGGAAGAAGAAGAAGAAGAGGAATACGAAGATTCTCCTCTTTTTTTGGGGTTGCATCCGGGGTCTAATGGCGATTAGACTATTGGCAGCGGTGGAGCCAAACGGCAAGGCAACCGGTTCATAACCGGTAAACAGCGAGTTCGACTCTCGCCACCGCAATTTCGCAAGATGCGAATCACCTCGGCAAGACGCCAAACAACACAGGTTGTTACATGGCGTCACGCGAAGAAAACTCGGAGGCCGTCCTCGCCGCACTGAACCCCTTTGCGGACAAGGGCGATCTGGACACGAAAGAGCAGCGCATCACTGATGGCGAGTCGCTACCGGCGATCCGCTACGTCAACGATGCTGGCGACTTCGTAGTCAAGAACTTCCCCATCTCCACCGCACCGAACAAACTTGAAATCGATGGCATCATTTTCCGTCGCGCCGCGGGATCAATTCCGCGTTATGCGCGGGCGGGTTTCAATCAGTACCCCAAGGTAAGCAAAACACTCCCTCAGTGGTGTGCCGGTGCCGATCACACCGATCTTGGTGAGGCCATCATTGAATCTGATCGTCATGAAAGTGAATTGTGCGACATGCACGGTTTCACTCGTGAATACCACCATAAAGACATGCCGTATCGCGACCGCGACAAGCAGGCAGAGGTTGACGCGCTGATTCAGAAGGAGCAGAACGCGATTAACCAAATCATGGGTAACAGGTGAAAGGCGCTTCACTATGGAAGAAAACACAGAAACAACTTCAACAGCAGTGGTCGAGACCGATGAACCTGTCTCGGAAGTGACGGAAACCTCCACCAAAGACATCGTTGCCGATGTCGATGACCAGGCCGAGTTCGAGCAGTTCCAGAAACTTGCCAAGGAACACGGTCAGGATACGGATGAGCCGCTTCATTTCGAGCAGACAGACATCACGCCCACCGAAGAAGACGCGGAAGCTGAACCGGAACCGGACATTCCCGAGCCTGCTGAACCCGAGAAATCGGACAGCAAAGAAAAGGCGGAAGGGACTGAACCCGAGGGTCTGGATGAGGCGCTCTCTGCGTGGAAACGTGATGGGGTTTTCAATGAGGAAGAAATTGAAAAACTCTATCGCGATGACCCCTCGATTTTTATTGATAAGGGTCAGAAACTCGCCAAACGGCAGAAGGATCAGGATCGGTTCTCAAGCGAGTTCGGTCAACTGAAAGCGAAGGTTGAATCAGGTGACGCACCCAAGGGTGAGGCATCCGAAGAGACCGAGCAGACCAGTATCTCCGAAGAGGCTGATGCGATCCTTGCCCGTATTGCAGGTGATGACCTGATTGGCGAAGAGGTTGCCAATGACATCAAGTCGCTTGTCTCGGCGATGACCAGGGAAAACACTGATCAGTTGAAAGCCCTGCTGGAAGAAAAAGACCAGCAGAACCAGGCATTGCAGCAGGGTCAGGTTGAACAGGCCATCGCGATGAGTCGTATGCGTCACGCGCAGAAGTACGAGTCATTGAACGAGAACGAGACGTATGAGAAAGTCATGAGAACCTTTAGCGTGCTTGCCGAATCCGGCGCATACGAGACGGTTGAGAACTGTTTTGATGCGGCAGTGAAACAGGAACTCGGTGAGCAATCCACGACCGAACTTAAAGAGCGCCTTCTGAAGACCAACAAGGGTCGTCGGAAGGGTCAGCCCAGGGCGTCGAGTCCCTCCTCGCCCAACAAGGCCATGTCGCGTGAAGACAAGGACTACAAGACGTTCCTTGAAGTCGCGCGGAAACATGGCGAGATGGGTTGATAACCAAATGAAAGGAACAACATGCCTGCCATAGACATGTTTACTGACTTCGTCACGATGACTGGTCCGGCAATCCTGACCAGCCCCGACGAAATGATCAATGATGCGCAACTGCGCAACTACGAACTGTTCGACGTTCTCGGCCGCGCCCGAAAGTCAGTCCAGGGTGGTTCGTCCATCAAGGACGTGATCTTCCTGAACGATCCCGAGATTGCCGACAACTACCAGCCCGGCGATGACGCGACCGTCACCAACGTGCAGGAAAGCACCACCATCACGGTTCCATGGCGGCACACCCGTGCGCCCATGAACTGGACGGAAGCTGAAATCCTGCTCAACGACACAGGTGGCGGCGGTTCGGTTGGCCAGTTCCACGAATACAAGCGCGTACGCGATCACAAGTACCGCATGACGTATACGTCATTGCTGAACCTGATCGAACGTGACATGGTTCGTACCGCGTCCAACGCGACGATGGAAGCCTCGACCGGCAAGAAGCCCTACTCGGTCTTCGCCAGTGTCACCTCGGACGGTCTGGCCCCAAGCGGTTTCACCACCGTGCAGGGCGTCAACCCGACCACAGAAACGAAGTGGCGTAACCAGACCGGGTCGTACACGGCGGCAACGCCCTACGACACGGACAACGGCATCGTTGCCGGGTTCGACACGATCTCGCAACTCGTCCACTTCAAACGACCGCCGAATTACAAGTCGTACTTCACCGAAAGCGAATGGAAGGCGATGGTTGTCGCCACCAACCGCGAAGGTCGTCGCGACTACATGAAGGCGCTGCGTGCGAACAACGACATCACCCGTGCCGGGCCACAAGACCCGTCATACGGCGATCCTGTCTTCAACAACATTCCCGTGCGGAACGTCGAAGGCCTGGACGATCAGAGTTCGTTCTCGTCGGGTAGCCCCGACTTCCTGTTCCTGAACATGAACTTCATGAAGATCGTGTTCCACAGGAAGAAATGGTTCGACATGGCTGGCCCGTTCAAGGACGGCGACAAGCCTGACACGGTCGTGTTCTGGTGCGACATCTGGTGGAACCTGTTCCAGTGCAGCCGCCAGCGCAACGGATACCTCGCCGCGTCCTGATTATGAGTGGTAACCGGGGGACTGCGCAACTGTTCACGCAGCGTCCAGCGCAGTCCCCTATCACCCATTGTGTTGGCCTGGTTTGCGACCAGGCAACGGATAACCCGCAATTGTTTGTTTAACCCCGTTTCACGAAAGAAGGAAAACATGACTTTTGATCCTTACTCACACTACCAGGGCCTGGAAGGAAACCAGATCGATCCTGCCGTGGTGTTCTTCGATGACTTCATCACTGGCGGTTACGCCCAGGATGCAGCGCTGGCCAACGAGTCCGATCCTGGTGGCAAGTTCAGTCCCGTCGCAGATCGCGGCGAGTGGCTGGTCACGCTGATCGACGGTGGCGGCGATGCTGGCGAAGTGATCGCCATCCGCGACAACGTGGCCGGTGGCGTTTTGCGCCTCACCGCGAACGACGCAGACAACGATGGCATCAGCATCCAGTTGAATGGTTCGGCCTTCAAGGTTGCTGACGGCAGTCGGATGTTGTTCGCCATTCGCGTTGCTGTCGTTGACATCAGCGAGACCGACTGGTTTGTCGGCCTGGCTGCACCGGATACGGCGATCCTCAGTGGCGTGACCGAGTCCATCGGTTTCCGCTGCCCGGATTCAACCGGCGACATTGACTATGTCGTTGAAAACGCATCGACCGAGACGACCGGTGACACCGGTTCCGATCTGGCCGATGCCACGTTTGTTGAACTGGCATTCGAGGTGATCGGCAACAGTCGCGTGAAGTTCTTCGTTGATGGCGTCTTCAAGGCCGCTGTCAGCACGAACATCCCCGACACCGACGATCTCAGCCCGGTTATCGAGGTTCGCAATGACGGTGCCGTAGCCCAGTCGATTGATGTTGACTGGATTTACGTCCGTCAGGAAAACCGAGCCTGACCCCGATTCTTCTTCCTCGGAAGAAGCGCCGCCTGCCCCACCCCTCCGGGGGTGGGCGGGTATTGGCGGGACAGTATGACTGCTGAAGAAATCGCAACCACGGTCTACAAAATCCACGCTCCGTTTACGGGGGGTGGGCAGGTCTTCAAAGCCCTGAGACACGCCGCCATGCTTGGTGGCGCTGAATCAACCGAAGAACCGGCAGAGACCGTGGAGCAGCACAAGCCAGACCCCACCATATACGGGCGATGGTTCAGAAAACGCAAATGACTCACGCGAGTGGGTCGGTACACACCCACAGAAGGAAAGGATAAACATGCCTTCGCCTACCGAAACTCTTCGATTGATCCATGGAAATCTAAACTCAACAACAGTCGCGGCCGACGTGCTGGCGATCCCGATCACCCACAAGGTGGTGGTGAAGACCACAGGCGGTGACGCCGAGGCACTGACGTTGGTGGACGGTGTTCCCGGTCAGACGCTCACGATCCAACTGGGAACGGATGGTGGCGGTGACGGAACGCTCACCCCGACCACAACGACAGGATTCGCAACCATCGTCTTTGCCGATGCCGGTGACCAGATGACCTTGCAGTTCATCAACAGCACCGTGGGATGGGTAATTCTCGGCGGTTCGGGCGTGGCCGCACCTCCTGTCATCACTGTTTGATGATGGAGGTGGCCGATGAGCGTTACGCTCAACGACATGCGGAATCAGGCCCAATACACGGTCGGTGGGACGATTGATCCCCGACTGGATGTTGACGCCATCTGCAACGAGGCGGGTCGGTATCTCTTCGACCTGCATTCGTGGAACTGGCGTCTGCGCCCACCGGTTGGCGTCGATTTTCACGATGGCCAGGGGTTCGTACTTCTCCCGAGGGATTTTGGTTCCACGGGAGAGGTGTTGTCTCTGGACATGAGTGAGACCCTGTCGTACCGGGCCAACCCAGTGGACATCAGTGAGATCGCCCAGTTGCGTGAACTTGCGCGGGGCGACACCACTTACTCCTACCGCTACGCACTGGTCTTCCCCGGCCAGTTCACCAGCACCTCGGCCCCTGATGTTCCTCGCCTGGAAATCTATCCCACGCCCACGTCAGATGAAGAGAACGCAGCGACCCTGACATACCGGGCAAGTTGGCGTGATCTGACCCAGGGCAACGAGGTGGCGAATGTCCCGACCAGTTTCGACTTCCTGTTGAAGCAGATCGTGGGCGCGTATGCCAAGAGTTATGTGAATGACGATCCACGCGAACTGGAAATGATCCCGCAGTCATCCACCTTTGATCGGATGGCGCGTGCGGACGGCGCAGCGATGGCCAACCTCGGCCCTATTCGTGGTGGAATCCTCGCGCCGGGTGGACGTGACTACAACTGGAACTTCACAACGACAGGACTGCCATCGTGAGTTTTGACACACGTTTATGGAACCGGTTTGAAATGTACGACGCTCTTGGCGATCCGCTGACGAGTGGCGGTCTCCAGTTGCATGAGCAACCGGTTCGCCATGCGCTGGCCAACAACGAGAAGCATGACCAGACGCACTCGGTTGCGACAACGGCCATCATCAAGCTGTTCGATGTCGCGGACGACCTGGCCAGTTTCGAGTGGTTGTTCGTGATCAGCGACAAGGCAGGCAGCATTCAACTGGTCAACAACACTGCTGCCCGATGGTTCACTATGGGGATGGTCGCCAACATCCCGTTTACCCTGGCCTCTGATGCCGGTGAGCAGGGTGATGGATCGGTTGGCGCTTTTGACGACACCTCAGACGACATCGAGGCCGTCTACTTCAAGAACACCAGTGCAGACACGGCGACCGTCAGAATTGTCGCAGGAAGGTAACCATGAGTACGCCCACCTATTCAGAGATTCCCAAAAGCCCCTTAAAGGCCATCTTTGCCACTAACCAGACCGTAGACGCGGCATCCAACCCTGTTGCGACTTCGACAGCGCCCACGCCCAGCACCACCACCGGTGTGATTACGGGTGGCGGTTCCATGCTCAAGGTGATCGGTTTCGGTACAGATGCGGCCAACGAGACGTTCAGTTGCAATATCTGGGGATGGAGCAGAACCCCAAGCGCCACCCCGATCTGGATTCCGACACGATTGATGACCGCGACGTTCACGCTCGGTACGCAAACCGGTGCGGCCGGTGCGGACATCCTCGACACAGAACTGATTGCCGACACGGTTGTGGCCGGTGCGTTCCAACCGACGTTTGGCGGTGACAACTGGATCGGCCTGCTCAGTCCTGCCGACAACACCACGGCGATGATCCTCCTTCCCACGATTGGGACGGAGTACATCGAGTTTGACGTTTTCGACGTTTCTACCGCAAGTTGCAATGTGCTTGCCGGTGTGATTTAAGGAATAGACCATGCCCCAATTTCCATCGAGAGTGCGCGAAACAACTACGACGAGCGGCCAGGGTACAGTCACCCTTGTCGGGGTTGTGTCCGGTTATCAGGCGGTTGGCGACAAGCTGAATGACGGCGAAGAGGGTGAATACCTCATCATCGACGGTGACAATTGGGAAACCGGACTCGGCACCTATACCGCGTCTGGCACCACGTTGAGCCGCGACACGGTTTACGACGGTTCAAGTGGCACGACGAAGATCAGCCTGTCCGGTGCGTCTGCTGATGTGTGGATTGCGTTACCCGGTGACAGAATCCAGTGGATCGTTGACACGCTCAATCATCTGAACTTCCAGGGTACGTTCGTCACCAATGCGTCGGTGGTGTGGGATGAAGACCTCGATTTCATCGCGGTGGCCAACCTGTACTGCATTGACGGGTTCAAGTTCTCTGCTCCGATCACCACGGTCACGCTTGATGCCGCCGATGCCAGCAATCCACGCATCGATCTCATCGTCGCCACCGACAGCGGCACGATCACGAAGGTGACCGGCACCGCAGCGGCGACTCCGGTTGCGCCCGACGTACCTGATGGCCAGGTCAAACTTCGACAGGTGACGGTTGCCGCTCTGGCGACAGAACCGCAGTTGACCACCACGGTCATCTACGACGAAGACGACGACTGGACAACCACATCGGACGGAACGTGGACAGACGCTTCAACGAACGACGCTCACAACGGCACGAAATCGATGGAGTTCGCCAGCGCGGCAAGTAGTGATCAAATGGTGTTGGACGCTGGGAGCGGTCAGGACATCAGCGACATTGACACGTTTGAGTTCTTCATCAAGTCAGGCGGCGTATGGCCAGGACGAAAGAAGTTGCGCCTGCAATTGCTCAACGCCAGCGATGTGGTCAAGAGCAACAACGTGATCGTGAAGAACGGGACGTATGGCTTTGACAGCAGCAACACGACGGACTGGCAACCGGTCTCGATTCCCAAGAGCGCTTTCAATCCATCCACGAACACGATTCAGAAATTGAAGATCGAGGTTCGCGGTGGCGGCGCGACCATCAGCGGTTTCATTGACGACCTGAAGATGCACGAAGGCACCGAGGGTGAGGTTTCGCCGCACACACATGTTACTGCTGACATCCTTGACCTTGACCTTAGCAGTTACGTTCAAACCAGTGATATCGATGCGTTGACCGAACTGGATGCCATCGTTGCTGATGCTTCACTTCTTGGCTCGATTGACGAAGATGACATGACATCTGACTCGGCTACCAAGGTGCCGACGCAGCAAAGCGTTAAGGCTTACGTCGATGATCAGGTTGGCGGCGCGGGGGTCAGCGCTGAAGTAGTCACAGCGACATCAAAGACAATGGTTGCCGGGACACGGTACTTCATTGATTCCGCGACCGCCTGCACCCTGACTCTCCCGGAAACAGCAAGTGTTGATGACTGGATCGAGATTAACGGTAACAACGACTGGAATGTTTCATCGAACGCCAGCGCCGCGGGACAGAAGATCACGCATCAAACCAACGACTCGCAAACATCGAGCAGCAATGTCAAGGTGTTGTTGAATGCTGATGGGCTTTACGATGTGGTTCGCCTGTTCTGCACAGCAGCATCAGGACCGACCGTTTGGGAAACCACAGTTATTGAAGGATCAGTGACAGAGGAATCAGGAGTCTATGATCGGGCTATTCGTGCTGGTGGCAGAGGGATCAGTGACGTTCTTGATTATTGGACGATTGCCAGTTTGGGCAACGCAACCGACTTTGGTGACTCGACGCAAGCAAGGCAAACCGCAGGCGGTATCGCCAATTCAACTCGGGGTGTGATCTTCGCAGGCAATACAAACGCAAGTGCCTGTTATTCCAACGTGAACACAATCGATTACGTCACGTTGTCATCAGTTGGGGATGCTGCTGACTTTGGCGATGCGGTTGCTGCCGCTGGCGGTCGCAATGGTTGTGGAAGTGCAACTCGCGGTATTAGTTTGGGCCGATGCACCGCCACCGGAACGATTGACTACATTACGATTGACAGTCTTGGCAACGCTTCTGACTTCGGTGATTTGACCCTTGCGAGGAACAGCGCTTCCGGCATATCAAGTTCGACCCGTGCGATTGCTTTTGCTGGATCTGGAAGTCATATCACGATTGATTATGTAACGATTGCCAGTTTGGGAAACGCGACTGATTTTGGCGACACATCGCAAACCTGGGGAGCGGGTTCTGACGCGGGTTGCGGCAGTGCGACCAGGGGGATTTCGTTTGGTGCTGACTCTGGTGCATACCGGAACTACATTGATTACCTCACCATAGCGTCCGCAGCAAACGCTACTGACTTCGGTGATTGTTCTGCTGCTGCTGCTTATGCCAGTGGTGAAAGTGACCTGACAAAAGCATGTCGTGCGGGTGGCGGGTCGTTCACGTCCAATATCATCGAAACTGTTGTCATTCAAAGCACTGGCAACGCAACTGACTTTGGCGATTTAACCGAAGCCATAGGCATGGCCGCAGGTCTGTCCGGTTCAAATGGAGGGTTGCAGTAGTGACCACAGAACTAGCCACAACAATAAACGCCCTGCCTGTTCGCCTTGAGCAAACGCACGGTGCGATGCTCGATGTGATTCGTGAATACATGCCGCTTGTTGAGAAGGACACGCAGCAGTTTCGCAAGCGGCAGTCGCAAACGATGACGAACGCGCTGACCATTGCGCACCCGTCACCGTTCCGAAATCTGCGGCAGATTTGCAGCGAGATTGAATCGGCCAAAGGTGGTATCCGCGAAAGTACGGTCAACATCAGAAAGCATGAGATCGAGATCGCTATTAAGGAACGTGATGCGGCAATCAAGCGGTCTGCCGAAACCAGCGATGAATGTCTGGAAGCTGACTTGCTTGAGGCCGAAGCTGACGAACTTCGCGGCGGGATCATGCAGATCGAGGAGAATCTAAGCGGCGCGATTCGTCGTGTCGCTGGCCTGATCGAGCAGTATGATTCGATCAAAGAATTTCTTGGCGTTGATGAAATCACTGAGGAAGATTTCGAGAAGCATGAAGAAGAACATCACATTATGACTGCCTGCGCTCAGGCGCTTGATGCAGCACGGGCATCACCGATGAATCTGATCGATCAGGGCGATCATATTTACCTGCGACAGTTGGGAATCAATGGCGGCGCGGTTCAGCACGAAATCAACCGTCTGCTGGCGGCAGAGAAGGAAGTTATGTCGGAAGGTAAATTGCCTTCGATGGAAGTTGTCCATGTGTTCCTGAACGGGATGAAGGAACGATACAAGGGCGCGATTTCAAAAGAATGCGAACGTCGAGGCATGACTGGAACGTGGTCGCACACCGCATTGCTAACGAAGAAGGATGACGAAACATCATGTTCAGAGCCATCGTAAATAAACAGAGCGGCACTGTGGTTGGGTTTGGGCGCGACCGTGGATACACGGCAGGCGAAACTTACAGCGGCGATTCAGACGCGATGTGGTCTGATGCGGTTGTTGCAAAACCGCCCGAGCAATATCACAGTCTGTATTCCGGTGTGCTGTCAGACAACCAATACGATTCGCCGCAATGGTTCAAGGTTGTCGGCGGCGCGGTGGTCGAACGGACGCACGATGAATTGACCAACGATCCTGAAGGCGACATGGATCAGCGCAAAATCAAGGCGATTGCAATCGTGCAACAACGCGCAACGGATGTTGTTGATGCAATGGTGTCGGACACAAAGAAACTGAACTACATTGCTCGCGCACTTGAATTGACCGACAAGGTTGCAATCGAAGGCACACCGTTGACACCAGAAGAAGAAGGCGAGCGGCAACAACTCAAAGGGCTTTGGGCGCAAGCGAAGATACCGCGTGAACAGGCAGACGCATTGGAATTGCAAATTGTTGCTGCCGCTGATCACGCTGCGCTCACTGAATTATTTGAAAGTATCAACGTCGAGGTTTGAAAATGCCTATCAGCAAATTGGGCAACGAGTTGACCTATGTTCCAATACTGGACGTGATAGAGGTAGCGCCGTTCTTTGAGGAAAGATCATGCCAATAGCAGACGGTGGAATTGCGGCAGTTGGAATCAACGCACCTTTCGAGGAAGCGGGTGGCGGCGATCCTGATCCCGGTGGGCCTGACGAAGGCGCGGGCGCAGATGTCTTTGTCCTGATGCCGACTCCCGGTTTCCATCCCGCCAAACCACCGGGTATCTCAGGTATTTCTGGAGGTGGCCCCTAATGCCAATCCTGCTCTCTGATGCCAGAACATTGCTGACTGACTCGATCCTGCATGTCGGGTCTGCGTCCATTACGGATGAGCAGAAGGACGAGGCGCTTTACGCTGCGGGTTCGGAGTTCGTGCGCGAGACTCAATGTCTTACTGATTCAACCAACATCACCGTCGCGATCAACACAAACAGTGTGGACGTGACTGCGACCATCACTGATTTCACGCGCGACCGATTCAATCGTGCGGAGATCGACTTCTACAATGTTGGGCTGACCGACTATGAAGCGTTGCGGCAGGCCAACGAGGGTGATAACGCCGTCAAGGGTCGACCCACGCTTTGCGCCTTTCTGACTGATGATTTCATGCTGTTCAACAAGAAGGCATTGCAGGCGTACACGATGAAACTGACGCATCGAGAGCCGATGACTGAGTGGACAATCGGCACTGCTGATGTGACGACACTGAATTTACCCGATGAATGGGTTAAGCAGGTCATCTGGATGGGCGCTAAGGCATACCTTCTTCGCGGCGCTCCGGGCTTTCCCGACGCCACGGTAGCGGAGCAGAGATTTGCGGCACTGATCGAGCAGGCCAAGATGCACTTCGCGCCACTCACACCCGGTGTACGCGACCGTCAGACGCATCCAGGAGTAAGGTGATGTATGCACGGTCTCACCTCTCCACATTTACACCAATCAGCGGCTCGGTGGGGTTCCGGTACGACTCAAGCCAGCCCATCTACTCTCGCGGCGCAACTGACGAGACGCCAGGGTATCAGGCTTACAACTCATACAAGCGACTGACTTCCGATCTGCATTTTTCGTGCCGTGGTTCTGTTTACGACAACACTCTGAACATCATGTCACTGGCCTCGCAGAGTTCGATCACACTCTCTCCGATGCTGGTCCGGGCGTACCGGTGGACGTTCCGCAAGGTCTGGCCGAAGACAGATGAATCCTCACCGGAAGACGGTGATATCAAGTCATGGAAGTTCGGGGTTCCCACGCACTACCTGTCGTTCACGGGGGTGGTCGAGAGCGCCACCGGCCCGGTCATGGCGACAAAGGATGTTGAACCTCTGTCGTTCACAAACGACCTGTTCGGGACGTTCAGCGCCAACTTCATCGTGGAGCGTTTTGCAACCCGCGTGAACTACACCAGGCCCGAATGGCCCATCGTTGATGTGTCTGGCCGGTTTACCGGTGTACCGACCTACACCACCTTTGAAGACCCCGCGACGGCAAGCCACGACTTCACCTGGTTGCTTCCTGATGTTGCCACCGATCAGGCTGATGATCCGATAGAGGGTACGGCCACGGTCGGTCTGGTGCCGGGAGAGAGCGTTGCGGCAAACATGGTGATGTATGATGTGTCGATAATCACTCATGCCCTGTTGAATACGCCTCAACCGCACGCGAGTACGCAGATGGCGTGTCGGCTGGTAAGGACAATCGTATGAGCGAAGAAGAACTCAAGAAGACCAATGATCTGTTAGCGGCCATCGACGCGAAACTTGAACAGATGCTCACGGACGAGTACCGGGAGGAGCATCTACGCCGCGCTGCGGAGACCATTGCAGAGGCCATCATCGAACTTGGTCAGATAGGCAACTGATATGGCAAGCATTACCGAACGCGACACACGCAAAGGAACAAGCCTCACTCTGGACAGGGCCGGGTTCGGGCGTTCCAGCGCCACTCGCTCCTTTTTTGTCGAGGCCGCTGGTGGTGATCGTGACGACCTTCAGTCGGGTATTGAAGAATGTCTGGCTGATGGCACCATTGTTCAGCATCCTGACCTTGGGATACTGGCCAAGAAGTTCCACGCCACCCATCACTCGGATAACAAGGTCAACGTCCGCGTTCGCTACAGTTCCCGCAGCACCAACCCGAACACCGCGTTTACGCACATCAGCGCGAGGATGGGCTATATCGCCGCCCCAGAGCCGCTGACTGCTAACACCGCAGCGGAAGACCCTGACGGCCACAACGAAGACGGCAACCCCCAAGGCGATCCAATCGTGTTTGAACTCGCTGACGGTGGTGCGATCCAGGTTGCCGGGACACGAACGATCCCCGTCTGGCACCTGACCGTCAGCACCGTCCTGACCTTCCCGCCTTACGCCAACATTGGTCGGTACACCAGTCAGCGGGTCAACGACAACGCGATCACATGGGACGGGTTCCCGATCAAGAAGAATGCCTGTCGCTTTGACGGCGCTGATGTGGAGTACCGTGGCGACAAGTTCTACTACACCGTCTACCACTTCACCATTCGCAACAGCGCCTGGCTGGTCTCCCGCAAGGTTCAAAACGAGGTGACGGGCGAGATTACTTCGGTAAACGACTACACCTATCTGGAAGGTAACTTCACAAACCCCGGATTCATTGTTGCGCCGTAATGGATTTGAAACCCAGTGGAAACTTTGCCGGTTTGAATCTCCTGGTCGAAGAGGATCAGGAGTTGATTATCGGTGTCCTTGAAGAGTGCGCGATGCAGGCGTACAAGCTAAAGCACGCGCAGTTCGGCCCGCGCATGGGGGGTAGTCAGAACACTGATGCGGGGATTGTCTTTGCCGTCGATCCCATTGTCCCGGACACGCGCGAGATGGTGCCGATCAAACTGCTGACCAACGAAGGCAGCGGCAAGTACACCTTCCGCGAACAGCAACCGACTGCTGATGATCAGGGCGATGATGACGGTGGATGGGAAGACAAGAGTATTGGCGCTCAGTACGAGGTGGATAACGAGATTCAGTATTACCGAGAAGGCGAGTGTTGGGAAAGCAACAAGAACGCCCAGGTTCCGGTCGGGTCGTACCAGATGGCCTTTGTAAAGTACACCGAGGAACACGAACCGATCTTGAGGTTTGAATATTGCTGCAAGGGCAGTTCGTCAGGATAACAATGTGTCGCTTGAACAGGGAAGTAACTTTGATGGACTCAATCTGTTTGGCCCGGAACTCTGGGAACGGATGGATGAGGTGGCCGCGCAGTTATCCAAACTGAACCGCGATATCTTCGGCCCTGGCATCCTTGGCGAAAACCTTCCTACCGGCCTGATCCTCGGCGCTGCTCCTGATCCAGTCTCCACCAAAGAAATGGTGCCGATCAAACTCACCGCCAATCACGGTGGTGGGAAGTACACCTTCATCGAGCAGCAACCGGAAGACATATCAAACAGTTACGAGAACAAGTCGATAGGCGCGGCTTATCCGGTGAGTGGTGCGAAGAAGAACTACCGGTCGGGGACGCTCTATGAGTTCAACCTGAACGCCCAGGTTCCGGTGCCGTCGTATCAGATCGCGCTGGTGAAGTACACCGAGAAGCACGATCCCATTCTGCGTTTCGAGTATTGCTGTAAGGGCAGCGTGTCATCTTCATCGATCAGCAGTTCCTCGATCAGTAGTTCCTCTGTGTCGATCAGCAGTTCATCGCCGTTCAGCAGCGAGGTGAGCAGTTCTGCCATCAGTTCGTCCATATCCGCATCGTCCATAAGCACATCCTCAAGCAGTACCACGCGCTGCGTGTTCTGCGTGACCGGCGCTGGTTGGACGCTGGCCAACGGCATCTATCGCTACAGCGGCACGAACAGCAGCGGCAAGGACTATTGGACAAACGACAACGGCCAGGCTTACTGCTACGCCCATGACACGCTACTCGATGACGAAAACGGGAGTACCTATCGAATCACCGATACGCCAGACGGCCCACCAGACCCCGCGAAGCATTACTACATTACGGGACTGCACCCTCTTGGCGAACTGCCTGATTGCCCACCTGATGCCTACGACAACGTGGAGTATTTTTTCATAAGGGACAACCCGACACCGGCTGGTGAGATCACCGTTACCCGCGATCTGTCTTTGTGCCAGAGTTCCAGCGCGTCGTCGCTTTCTTCGTCATCGGCGGTAAGCAGTTCTGCCGCTAGTTCCCCCTCACCCTCAACGTGCGTCATTTGCGTGTACGGCGCGGGCAGCAGTGTGGTGAACGGCATCTACGATCCAGGCCCCGCTTCGTGCCGATGGTGGAAGCGTGGTGACGAGAACTACGAAGTCCGCAAGATTCAGGATGGTGCGACCTGGAAGTACGAGATTTACGATGTGGCGGGGGGCAGCACCTACTACGAATCAACAGGCACGTTTGATAGTCTTGCCTGCCCATGCCCGGACACGGTATCGCCCTACGAGGTGGGTATTGGTGTTGGCGCTTTGCCCGTTCCGCAGGTCACGACCGATCTGTCGAAATGCGCCTCATCAAGTTCCGGCGTGTCAAGCGCCGGGGTATCGTCTGGTGTTAGCAGTGCGTCATCAGGTGCGCTGGTGTGCGAGTGGGATTGCGATCCCCAAACGGTGGGAATGACAATCCACCTTGAGAATGTGACCCCGTGTTGCTATGCCTGTCAGGGCGGCAACTACACGCTTTATGTCAACGAGATCAACAACAACTCGCTCCCTTTGCTGTCTCTGGTTCAACCGTATGAATGGAATACATCAAACCCTGCCCTCCGATCACAGAATATTCGGAACGCCAATTGTTCTGATGTTCCGTTTGGCGGGTTCCAGTTCCACATGAATTATGTGGTGTCCTGCGGGGACGGGCTTTGGAGAGCAACGGCACTGGTGACGGGTGGTGCATCCTGTGACGGTGGATTTGTGTTTGATGCGTATTTCCCCGCCCCTGCAGCTGGTGATACGGTTGTGATTACAAACGGTTTGGCGCTAGGTGACTGTAGCCCATCTGGTGGGCATAGTTCGTTTGCCGGTCACGGTGGAACAATGGTCCTTGAGATAGATGATTGCCCATGAACGCCAGATTGACAAAAGGCAGGCACATTGTTGATGGCGATGACGCGACCGGCGCGTATCGGTACGAAATAGTCACGGAAACAGGCGAGGTGACAGGTCAGTGGTCGCCTCCCGTCAATAAACCCAAGCCCCCGCGCGCCAAAGGCAACGGGCAGGCCCGTTGCCTGTCACTTGAGAAGTTCATCCGTAACACAGAAATCGTCGGTGGATGCTGCGGCAACGAACAGGCCGAGGTGTGGGGATGCAAGGTTTTTGGCGAATGTACGCTTTCGGAGATGGTTCCGGGTATTCCAGCGTGCTGTAACGGTTGCGGCAGAAAGACGACGGAGCGATCATCGCTCAATCCGATTGTTCTGGCATCCCATCTTTCACCCGGTGATATCACCGTGATGACCGCAGCGGTGCGCGATCTGGCCAAGGCGCATCCAGGTGAATACAAAATTCATGTCGCTACAAGCTGTAAGGAGATTTGGGACAACAATCCGTATGTGACTCACGTTGCCGATCTGGAAAACAATGAGGATGACAAGTTCACCCGGTACGACATCCACTATCCGCTGATCAATCAAAGCAACCAGCGACCGTGCCACTTCATTGACGGATATCGTGAAGACATGGAAAGACAGATGGGCATCACTATCCCGCCCGGCCCGTTCAAGGGTGACATTCACATCAGCGACGAGGAGAAGGGTTGGGTTAATCAGGTCGAACAGGTGTTCGGATGGAAAGGCCCGTTCTGGATCATCAACGCTGGCAGCAAGCAGGACTTCACCGCGAAATACTGGCGATACTCTCAGGAGGTGGTTGATCACTTCAAGAACAGAATCCAGTTCGTCCAGTGCGGCGAGGAGGATCATCATCATCCACCGCTGAACGGTGTTCTCGATCTGGTCGGCAAAACAAACCTTCGTGAGTTCATTCGTTTGGTGTATCATTCAGCAGGCGTTTTATGTCCTGTTACATTCGCAATGCACCTGGCGGCAGCAGTACCTACGAAAGACGGATCGTTGCGTCCGTGTGTCGTTGTAGCGGGTGGCCGCGAACCCGCTCATTGGGAACAGTATCCCGGCCATCAGTTCCTTCACACGATTGGGGCGCTCCCTTGTTGTGCGACAGGTGGATGCTGGAAGAGTCGGTGTCAGGAGATGGGCGACGGCGACGAGAAGGACAATGACACATGCGAGCGTCCGGTTTATCATGGCGACGACGAATGGGCGACGGCATTTTGCATGGAACTTATTACACCAGGGACGGTGATTGATGCCATCGAACGATACCTCGCTAATTGATGTCATCATCCCTATCGTGGTTCAGGAACGGGCGCTGTACGATATGTTCCTGTCGAACCTTGAAACGATCACGTCTGATCGCATTAACAGGATTCGCATCATCGCCAACAGATGGAATGGCGACCCGCCCGACGAGATATCCGACCATACCGATTATCCATTTGAACTGGTGGCCGACAAGGAACGCTCTGTCGCCGGAGCGTGGAACAAGGGCATTCACGACGCGATGGAAGATGGTATTGACCGGTTTGTCATCACCGCGATGGATGTGGCCTGTGCG